GTGTTGTACCAGCAGAGTTTTTGAGGCTCAAACCACCTGAGTTTGTTGCCTGAACAGTAGCAGTTGTAAGACTTGTAAGTGTTGCAGTACCACCAGTAATAGCTACAGAACTAGCATTCTGTGTTGACATCGTACCCAAACCACTAATGTCAGTATTTGATAAGGTAACAGCGCCAGTACGACCAGCAACTGAAGTTACGAGGTCAGTGTTATCAACCTTCTCCCAAGCAGAGCCATTAAATATTGCCCAATCGCCTTGAGTCCATGTCGTAACCCCATTCAGATTAGTTGTTCCTGTGGTAGAAACAACATAGTAGTCTCCCTTTGTACCAACACTAGAGACAAGGGTAGGTGTATTAGTTGATGCGTTCCAAGTGCCTTCATAGTTCACAAATCCAGCCATAGCTGTAATTTGAGACTGAAGACTTGTCAGAGTATCAAGTACAGACTGAGAAGTACCGCCACCATTGGTAATAACTTTGATGCGTTCAGCAACATCAAAAGGAACAACCTCACCAACATTGATCTCACGACCATCATCAAGAGTGATGATAAGGCTACCATCAAAATCAATGCGAGCAGCGGCAACACCAGTACCATCAGAACCATCAACTCCATCACGCCCAGGTGCACCATCTCGTCCTGCTGGCCCTGTTGCTCCTGCTGGCCCTTGCTTGCCATCTCGTCCATCTTTGCCATTCTTGCCATCTTGACCATCTTGTACAGAGGCAACTTTGCTCTGAATCTCGCTATTCAACTGAGCAAACTTTTGCTCCATGTCTGACTTGATCTTCTTCAAGCCTTGGATAACAAGTTCAGCACCCTTGCCAATAGACTCGCTCTTGGCCTTGGCAATCTTCTCTGCGGCAGACTGTTGCAAAGCAGTAATGATTTCCATCTGCTGTTCAGCAGAGATTCCATCAATTCCTAACTTACGCTCAAGGTCAGCAATGTCCATTTAGGTCAATTCCCTGGAAAGACGATTGAGAAACTCATCTTCAACGCTCGACATTTTGCCCTTCTTGTCAGCCATTTGCAACTCGACAATCTTGGATTTGTTCTTAATGTCAGCTTCTTTCAGCATCAACTCAGCAATCTTAACCCGCTTATCAAACTCTTTAGAACCAGCATCGTCTTGGTTTGGTAGGTTCTTGGTCATTGCCGCCATGTTCTTGGCCTGAATCTCTTGAGGCATCAACTGAGTCTCTACCTTCAACTTCTCAGCTTCTGCCCGATTCTGTTCGGCTTGGGTTGCATTCACAGCAATCTGAGCCTGTGCAGCTTGCATAGCCAACTGTTGCTGTACTTGAGCCATTTGCTCTGCTTGCGGGTTAGGTTGGCTCATCTTGTCCAACTGCTCCATCAGTTCATAGCGGTTGGTCAGTGAAGAATTAGCCAAAACACCCTTCAGAATCAGTGGCAACACAGGAGTGTTGGGGCCAAGGGTCTGGAGCAAACCAATAAACATCTGTTGCTCATGCTCACGCGCAATGATGCCAAGGGTGGCAGTAGGAATGAAGGTCATGTCCACAGAGGGATAACGCTCTGGGTCAAACTGCATATACCTGAAAGCCGCCTTTTGGATGAAGGGAATCAGGAAGTCTTCTTGGAAGTTCACCAGAGTGCGCTTGTATTTCTTGATGATGGTGGCAATTGCCATAGACATACCACCTTGGCCCATGTCTCTAGCGCCAGCAGTAACCATTCCTTGGGAATCCAAAGTTCCCGTGGATTGCAGGAGCATACGCTCAAAATCCTTGGCAGTTGCTAGGTTGTTGCCATCAGTCTGCCCAAACTTGAAGGGATACAGAATCTCTGAAGGTGCGCCATTGGTGAGAATGGCTTTTCCAGGCTTGACTTCAAACTTAGCACCACGGGGCAGACGGGTTGCATCCATTGCAATCATGGGGCTGGTGGTCAGCGCCAATGAATCCAAGTGAGAACGAATCTGAGCATCAATAGCTTTCTGCATATTGAAGGCTTTTTCCACTGTGCCACGCCCTAAAAGACGATTGGGAACAGTGTCATCTTGGTAGGTCAGAACAGGGCGATCCTTCATCATGTAAGGATTTGCCTCTGCTTTTAACAACTGCCCATCATTGGCAATCACGACAATGGCCTCAACCATGTCTGAATATTCTTCAGCAGCGGAACTCTCAGGGAATAAATCAACAATATTCCTGTTTTCTTCAAGGTTCTCTAGGTACTCACGGGGAACCAGACCATAGTAGGTAAGCAAAAGCACCTTTTCATCCTGGTACTGGCTTACTTCTTGGGTGGGTTCTAGGTCAGTGTCTTCATAAGTGGGCGTAATGTCTACTTTGCGGTAGATTCCACGCTCAATGCCTTCAACAATCTTGTGAATAGAGATGTATTTCTCAATTGCCACCCCCATACAGTCATCAACTGATGTGCCATTGGGGTCAAAAAGGAAGTTTTTTGGATTTACAGGTGAAATCTTGACTGCAATGCGGTCTTTTTCCACAACTCCAATGGCAGCTTGGCCCATTTGCCCAGGAATTGCCTGAGTAGAGGGTACATACTGCTTTTCAGTCTTAACGACAATCTCGCCAATGCCTGTGCCGTAGATTTCTGCCATCAACTCAATGGCATCAATGGATTTGCGAATCTTGTCTCGCTTGAAATCCTCCATCAACTGGGCTTTGATGATGCCTACATCGATGGGATTGTTGTTCACATCCCGAATATCGTCTTGAATGTCAAAGAACTCGCCTTGACCAAAGATTGCTTCCATGATCTCAGCATGGCGAGTTTCTACTGCTTGTTGGGTGGCAGGGGTTACGATGCGTGAACGCTCAGACTCACGGGTTTTGTCTTCAGATGCCCACTGTCCACGAAAGATTCGCTCGTATTCAAGCCAATCGGGAAGGAAGTTGGTATCTCTGTAGTCACGCCAGCGGTTGCAATGGTCAGTAACAAAATCAGTCAGGTCTTTATCAGCCTGTGTAGGCTCATAAAACTCATTTTGCTCTAGCTTTTCTTGCTTATCTGTTGCCATTAAACCCCCGATATGATGTCTACAGGCTCCCACTCTTCATCTTCTTCACTCTCAAAGTAAGATGTTACAGCCAATTGGTCAATATAACTCAAAGCATCAGGCAAGTCATCATGTACGCCATTGGCAGGAAACATCAAGAGTTGGTCAGTGAAGTCATCCCAATCTTCCTCTGAGTTCAGCACAATACGCCCATGCTCAAACCGCCCTTGGAGACTCCAGATAATTCTGTCTGTCTTTTTCCTGTTGCCATGCGTTAGGTCAACTATGTGGGAATATACATTATTTTTCCGCATCAGGTCACTGAGGTATGGCAAAACAGCGTTTTTTAGCGCCCCACGCTCGATTCCTACCGAAATTGGCCTGTAATCCCGCATCTTTATCAGGATTTTGGCAGCAGTTTCCCGAATGTCCCACCGCCCGTGGTCAATCTCTTTGACAAACCATTTGCCATCATCAGTGACTTTGACCACTGCAATGGCACTCTCATCTAGTCTTTTTTTCGCGTTAGCAGCTTGTTTAGCCACTTCTTCAAATCCTGCCAAGTCGATTGCAATGAAGTAACTACCATACTCAGGTTCCACACCATATTTGATCCAATCTTCTTTAAAAACATCGCTTCCTGCGTTGTCAAAGGATGCCAAGTATTCCTGCTTGAAAGCAAATGAACTCAGCGTCTTCTTGGCAGACTCAATCTCAGTTGGGTCTATCAATGGGTTGTCTTGGGTTGTGAAGTGCCACGACTTCCAATCAGGATCAGATTCTTCTTGGCCCATCTTGAACAGGTCATAGAACCAGTTACGCCCCTTGGGTGTGCCAATGAATATGGCTCTGCCCTTTCTGTCTGACAAAGAAGCACGAATCACCTGCTCCCAGGCTTCAGGCTTAATGTCCGCAACCTCGTCTAGCACCGCATAGGTAAGGGACACACCCCGCAGGGTATCTGGTCTATCAGCACCACGAACATAAATCTTTGCACCATTTATCATGGTGATATCCATATTATTGATGTGACTGTTTTGGATAACATCCCGTCCAATCTCTAACAGCACATCCCAAATGATCTGCCTTGCCTGACCATTGGTGGGAGCCACATAGAGAACCGCACTTCCTGCTGGGCAACGCAATGCTTCAATAATTAGCGTAGTAGCCGCTAACCTAGACTTGCCACAACGCCGACCAGCAGCCACAACCTTAAACCTTGTTTTGTCAGTAAAGACTGTTTGTTGCCAAGGAAGGAGTGAGAAGTTGAGGTCAGACATTTTTTGTTTCTACATCAGTCACATCTTGCAGGGGTTCAATCTCTACGCCACCAATGCCTGTGATGTTGATGGTAACGGCATTCCTTTGCTTGCCTTCTTTCTCAAACAGGCTGACAGGAAGCATCCGATCCATACAGAGTTTGAGCATAGCCGCCTGTGCTGGGTGTTCATCATTCATGGCAATCTCGATTGCTTTGTGAACAACATTGGAACCTGCACTGTTTATCAGGAGGTCTTTGAGTTCTTTGATGCGCTGAACTTCAGTCTTTGGCAGGAGAGCCGCAGGTCTTTCAGCATAGGTAGCCATAGTGAACTTCTTGTTCACAGCCCCCTTGGGGCGACCTTTTTTCTTTAGGTTGTTTGGCAGTGCATCAATCACATTCATACTTTACCCAGTTATGGAAGTAGTATAGGTTGTTGGTGGCTACTGGGCCAGTCAATTCACCACCGCAATCTGCAATGGAACCACCAACACGGCTGGGGACTAATCGTGGATGAACCCACATTGGTGTCAATCCCCATGCGTCTTGGCAACAACAATGTAACTCACTTTCTTTTGTTTGACAAGTGGGGTAAACCCTAGTACATTCTTCACGGGGCCATAACCCAGCCCTCCATGCGGTTGAGCCGACCAAGTGGGATAAACATGGCAAATCAGGCGAGTTTCTAGTAGGACTCCCTCAACGCTGAGACAGCGCCAGGGACTACCTGAACGGGGCAAAGTAGCTTGTACAAAGGTTGTCTGACAAACAACAGTTGTCGCCTAGGAACGCAAGTTCACGCATAAGCGTATAAACAAGAGGCTCACTTCTTTAAGAAGTACCACCCTATACGGGTA